TCTCTGTCCCATAGTGCTCTTCAATCAATGGGATAAAAACCACGGTTGGGTCCATCATCACCATGTTAGACTGCCCTGACAGTATGAATAGGCGTTGTCCGGCTAAAGACGATAATGGGATTAGCAGCATTATCAAAATGACAGAAAATATAAATTTATTCATCATGCGGGGGTGATGTAGCCAACGGCAATAAAATACGCGGTTTGACTTGCCAGGGTGCCGTGGATGTTCCCTCCGTTTACTGTGAGAGTGTCAACCCACGCTGAGTTTGAGGTCGTATTGGCGGTTACTCCAGACGCAACACACGCATAAACGGCTGTAAACTGTATGGGCCATGTAAAGGCCGCTGCTGCCCCAGGAGTTGCCGAGCACGTTTTTAATCCCCACTGGAGAACAAAACCATTACCGAGTCGTTGATAGCCGTTGGTTGTCAGAGCCCCGGACATCAAGTTCCGGACAAAGGCAGTGTTGGCGATCTGTGTATTATTAACCGTATTTCCTGGCGTCGGGGTTGTTGGTGTCCCGGTCAGTGACGGAGAATCAAGAGCGGCATAAAGAGTATCAAAATATGCCTTTAAAGTTGCCTTAATGTTGGTCCATGAGACCTTCCGCAGTAACCCCGTCACACTGTCCCACACTGAAAATTCGTCGGCATCGACCGGTGTGGTCTTATTGCTAAAACCATGAATCGATTGCACCATCGGCCGCAGATCCGCGATCCGGATTACTGCCGTGTCGCTGGTGTCCACTCGGGCCAGGGGGACATAATCGCCTGCAGGCGGCGTGGTGGATACCGTCATCGCACCAGCGTTTGACACATAGATCCAGTTGGCCTGCTCTGCCCCAACAGCAGCAGCGGTCAGGGCCAGACTTCCGGCGATGATCGAATAAGGAGCCTCGGCCACCAGGATCTCCATGGCTGCATAGTTGGCGTTTAATCCGGATCCGGCAGTTACCGCCCCGCCGCTGATCACCCGGTTGGCGGTCAGGATCGCACCCATGACCACTTCATCAATCTTTTCGTTATCGTGCCATTCATCATCCCAGCCGATGTCGCCTGGGGTCGGAAGCCGCTTTTTGAGTTTGGTGGTGTAACTGTTTGCCATAATTCATTCCCCCCTTACGCCGAGATGGTGAGGATCCAGGTCATGGTCATAGCCTCACCTGATTCTTTATTTTTTACCGCAAAAACAGAACGGCAGAGCATCTGTCCAGCTGACGCCGAGTTAAAAATTCCGGATTCAGTGATGGCCCCGGTACCGTCTCCGGCCGCCCAGGTGCAAACATAGTTAACCTTATTGGCATCGGACCCGGTGCCTTGGGTTTTACTGGTAAAGGCGTTGCGGTCGATCTCCGTTTGCAGGGCCGTATCCGTAGCCACGGCCGCTGTCGTTCCGGTTCCTATAGCCATGTGGCTCATAGGCGCTTCGCCCTTATCCGAGAGCTGGTCGGCAATATGATTCTTACCGGTGGTGACTACCAGATTCGGGTGCCAGCAGTCGCACTTTATACTGCCGTCCGCCCGGGTGATCAGGAAATGAATCCGGCCAAAGGGCCTGATTCTGTCCCGTAGAGAGAATACCACTATCCGCAGATTGACCATGGAGGAAAAGGTCAGCAGGATTGCCCGGAACCAGTACATCAGCCACTCTTGTGCCCTACGCATACTTTGTGTGATTTTTTTCAGCATTGCAGTATTCCCCTGTTGGTTTTGATTACGGCCCCCTCCGGGAGCCAGGCTCGTATATCGTTTTTGCATCCAGGACACGTCCAGCACGGATGGCTGCGCCCCTGGAGCGGCGCAAAGTTTTCCAGTCCGGCAGGACGTCCGGCATCCTTCACATAACAAATCTCCCCGCCGCAGTGATAACAGAGCACTTGCGGTGCCTTGCTTATGGCAATGAAAATTTCCTCTGTCGGAGTGACATGATCCGTTAAGGCTTTCATGGCGCTAAAGAAGGCAAAGAGATCAGCGAGTGAAAAATTCATCATCTCATCACATTCCAAAGGGTGACATCCCAAAACCGGAACTCAGGTGGCCGCCAAACCCGGAACTGAAGGCCAGAGTATCCGCCACCATTACCGTATCTTCCCGAAGCGCGGCCATTGAGATCAGCAACTCCATAAAGGCATAGATCTGATCCGGCGATTTCTGCCGCCATTCAATCAACCCGCCGCCGAACTTCTCCTGGCCGAATCCTCCGGAGCCAAAACCGTAGGTGGACCAGAACTCAGGCACATCATCAACATGGACAGTGTCCTCCCGCAGGCAATCCATGATCCCCTGAACCTGATCTCCAGCCATGATTGTTTCCAGTAGGATAGGCCGAAAATCAATCACCAGAGAAAGGGTGTCGGACAGCAACACGGTCTCTTCTTTGGTCAGGTCAAGCTGCATCAGCAGTTCGTCCAGGACATGGACATAGTCGGAAAACTCGCCGATCTGGGAAATCATGATTGACAGGCTTTCCAGCACCAGCACCTGATCAGCCAGGCTCATCTTCAGGAGCAGGTAATAGAGGTTCTCGGCGATGATGCGAAACTGGTTGATTGAGCTGTTCTTGCCGGATCCGAAGAGGCGATCTATCGCCCGCACCACCATCGGCGTTTTTGCCATCTGGTTAAAGTTGGCAGTCACGGAAAGCACGTCCTCCTTTTCCAGGTCGAACTGGTCGAGGTAGGCGAGGAAGGTGTAAAAGGTCGATGGCCAGGCCGAGGTCTTGATATAAAAATCAGCGACGGCAGCGGCCATGGTGCTGGAGCGGATCAGATCAAAATTATAGGCATCGGCCTTGGTTTTGAGGCCAAAGCGCGCGATGGATTTGGCATCATCTTTCGTCACTGATTGCAGATAGCCGCTGGCGTTGGTATCACTTACCGTCCAGTCGCGCTGGTAGAACAGCTGCACCCGGTTGGTGATATCGGCCAGCGGTTGGCGGGCTGCAGCCAGAGACCTGAGCTGGAGATTATCCGAGGTAAGCTGCTTGACGGCGGGCTTGGTGACCGGATGGCCTTCCCGGAGTGCCATCTTCAGCTTGCCGCCGCTGGGGAACAGCCGGGAGTGGACCTGGCGGCAGATCTTGCCCAGGGCCTCCCGCACGGTGATGGTGGCATCGATAAGGCCGTCGAGCCGATAGCCAAGCGCCGTATATCTGGCACCGATAGCGGCCCACGAAGCCGAATCAAGATCAGAGACAGATGCTCCGGCTCTTGCGGTCAGCAGATGCTGGATCGACTGATCGGGACGGACGAGACTGGCCAGGCCGGAGACTGAGGCGGTGACCGCATCCGACCAGACAATCTCGGTGGGGACATATTCGATGTCAAAGAAGGCGTGGAGGATAAAGACGGACTTGGCATCCCCGGCATTGAAATAGGTGACCTTGATCTGGCGGTTGGTGAACCAGGCCCAGTTGAAATTCACCTGGGCGGTAAGATCGAAAAGATTAACCACCGTCCGTGATGGGTTGTCCTGTTCGTTAATGGTGACTGCCCGATTGGCGGTGGCCAGGGTTTGCACGTCCGTGGCGTTCTTGACGTTGACAACTCCGGTGGAATTGACGGCGCCGTTAGCGGCAGATGCAGAGACCGCAGTTGAGGTGCCCGAGATGACCGCCAGGAATTTTGATTCAACCCGCACCGCCTGAACATAGAGAAAATCACCGACTGCCTGATTTGGGGCGATGGAGAGCGTAATGGTTCTTCCGTAATAGGGAGTATTATCAATACTTACACCATCCCAAAAAATTCCGTTCGGATATTCTCCATAAAGGGTTCCGTCAAAATATAATCTGCACAGGCAAGTACATTCGGCTGTGAAATAAGCCAGGCGGGAAATCAGATTGGTATAGGGCGTAAAATAGAGAGTTATATCGTTCCAAACGGTCGTAGCATAGACCGTTTGCCCGGACACCACAGTCTCTCTCGTGACCGCCTCAGCCCCACCAGAATCATGGGTATGGGAGGGATTCGAGGTATTCACCGTCGGCTGCCGGAAATCATGGACATGCTCTCCGCCGATCTCATGGGTATGCGGGTGATCGATATCGACATCGGCATCCAGGGCAATATTATCCGCGGGGTTGGGGCGGGACAGCCTGCCCACCACGCCGACTCCAGAGACATAGACCTCGGCATAGTCCGAGGCAAAGTTTCCGGACTCCCAATGCTCAACAGCCAGATACGCCTTCATGATCTGGCCCCGATTGGGGTTCACCGTGTCCTGGTTGAGGGCCAGCACATTGTTGCCCGACTTGATCTCGGCGGCGGTGGCCAGGTCGGCGGCGTCAAAGGCGTTGGCTGGCTGCAGGGCAGTGTTACCGATGGCAACACCGTCAAACTGCATAGCCAGGAAGCGGGTGGCTTCGGCGTATTTCTTCACCCAGGGCGATTCCGAGAAGATAATCCGAGCCGGATCCAGATCGGGCCGCACGGTGTAGATAGTGCTCGGGGCTGGGAAATCGTCAATACGGACATCGGTAATTGATGCCACGGGACCTGCGCAGAGCAGGAAGGTATGGTCGGTGATAACCTGGATGATTTCCCGGCTGTCCAGGTGCTCGGTTGCGGTGGAAAGATAGCCGCGCTGGATGACGACAAGCGTCGAGGCGCTGTCGGGGCTGGAGCTGTAGCGGATCTTCTCTTCATCAATCATCACCGTTCCGATCGCGGGAAAGGCCAGCTCGTTCAAGTCCTCATAGACCTGCAGGACCATAGTCGTGGCCAGGATCGACCCTTTGAGGCGCAGGGTGTGAGATGTCTTGGCCTTGAGGGTCGGGATCTTGCCGCAGTTGCCAAAGGCCAGGGGAATGCCCTTGCCGACATCGCTATCGGCGGCATAGGGCCAGTCCTCGCGGGTCAACAGGTCGCCGCAGGGTTGGTCATAACGGATGGTCAGTGACACCAGATCAAGGGTGAGCAGGCGGGAGGCCTCATCAAAATTAATGGGATCCGAAACCACAAAACGGTCGAGCAAGGCCTTGTCGCTATCCGCCAGACCTGCAAACCATTGGTACAACTCGACCTCAACGTTTTCGGGAAACTCATTCAGGAAATAATCAGAGAAAGGATGGGCCCCACCGTTCCAGAGGGTGATGGACATCTGGCGGATCTCTCCGGCATCGACGGCGGTGGCGTCTCCTACCGTATCGGCCAGATCGCCCCACTCAACCACCAGCGGCTGGTAATCATGGGCCAGGCCATCGGCAATGCCGAGCGGCTGATCGGAGCAATAGACCGCCCCCGCATCCGGGAAGTTGAAGACCAGGAGCTGACGAGGGCGCCTGAATGAGGCGTCCTTGGCGGCTACAAAGGAGGTGGTCAAATCGCCTCTCATCCAACCACCTCCAGGAGCAGGTCGCCGGAAAAGCGTTGATAGGAGGTCTGCTGAAAATCAAGTTTGGTGGTGAGCATCCGGACGGTATGGGCCAGGCCATCTTCGTCGTAATAGGTAAAAGAATTTTGGGCACCATTGCAGATGGTGTCATGCCAGGAGTAGAGGGCCTCGTAGTCGGCCAGCGGCAGCGAGCGAAACGCGATCGGAAACTGGCGGATGGTCACGCCCAGATCCTCCACCTGGAGAGTGCCGCCGCCGGTGCGGTCGATCACCTGGGTCTTTTCGGCAGGCTTCTGCACCGGGTACTGGATGCCCTTGGAAAAGGTGAGGCTGTTGCCCCCGAGGACAAAACGGATAGCCGCCATTATTTCCGGGCCTCAATTCGTCTTTGTTCGCCGAGGATAGAGGTGACATCCGAGCGGGAGAGCTTTTGATTGATGTTGATAGTGGTGGTGCTGGTCTTATTGGTGGTCAGGGATTTGCCCTGGGGGAGCTGATCACCACCTCCGACCTCAAAACTGTTATATGATCCACCATCCCAGGGGGTATTGGGGTTAACTTGCTTACTCGCAGAGGAAGCGGCGGCGCTCAGGGCTCGAAATTTATCGATCAGGACATTGATGGTGTTCTCAAATCCTGATCCATCAAGATTGCCATGAATCGTAAAGCTCTCTCCGTCCAGTCCCTTGATTTTCTGTTGGATCAGAGCCACTTGATCGGTGGTGGATTGGGTAGCAGCCGCTAATTGATCAATCAGCACTCGGTAATTTCCTTGTGCCCGATCCATGGCCGCAGCAGCTGCAGTCTCTCCCTTTCCTTCGGCCTCAGCTTCGAGTGTGCCGATCTGGTCGTAAAGCCAGTTCTCAATGCCGACGATCTCGCCGCCGGACGCCTTCCAGCGGGCTGCCTTTTCTACCAGCTTCTGGGCCTCGGCGGCGTAATGCTGTTCTGCCATCATCCCGGTCTCTTTGAACATATCCTCCTGGGCCTTGGCGATATCTTCAGCCTTCTTTTTCTCAGCGGCGACAATATTTGCCGCCTGTTTTGTCTGTTCCTCGGTGAGTTTGATGTGAGAACCCAGCTCTTTTTCTACCTCTGCATTATGTTTTTTTTGGGCTTCGGTTAATTCTCCAATGCCTGCCGCCCTCTTTTTTATGTCCTCATTTATCGCTTTTTGAAAAGCGACCTGTTCAGCGGCCTCCCTGTTCAGTTGGGCAAATGACTGATTTTTTCCTTCGGCATTATTTTTCTTGAGCCACTCATGTTGCTCCTCGGCGCTCATATTCATGTAATCCCAAAACTTGAGATTCCCTTCCTTTACTGCCTCCCAACCGGCAAAGAGCTCTCCGATCCGGACTATTCCCTTCACCAGTTCGGATGCCCCATCCACCATCCCGGTGAACAGATCTCCCAGGGATGCTTTATTCTGCTCAATGGTCTGGGCCAGTTCTTTTATGGCGTTGGCGACGCCACTGGTCCCGTCTGCAGCTTTATTGGTTTCATTGATGACCTTGCCGAATGAATTCACGACCATGGTCATGGCCCGACCGATAGTGATGGGCATCTTGTCAAAGGCGGCATTGATCTCAGTGGCCATCGCCGGGAAAGCGGCCCGCAGAACATCGCTGGTCAGTTTGCCATCCTTAGACATCTGGCGCAGCCCGGCTATGTTCGTATTCAGGGCCTTGGCCAACTGGCCGCCGAAGTAGGAGTTGGACTCCATCATCGCCCGGAATTCCTCACCCTGGAGGACGCCTGAACCCATGGCCTGAGAGAATTGGAGAAGAAAACTTGATTGTTCTGCCGTTGTAGCACCGCTGACGATCAGCGACTTATTGACCAGCTCGTTGATGGCCAGGAGTTCCCTGGAGTCGGTATTTGTATCCTTCAGGGCAAGTCCAAGTTTAGAAACAGTTCCGGCATTGGTCGTGTAGGCCGTCCCGGTCTCCTGGGAGATCCGGAATAGCTCGCCCTGCACCGTGGCAAGCTCGGATGAGGTTTTCGTGATCAGGCCTAGTCTGGAATCGAGGAGGGTGTAGTTGTCGGCCATCATCACGACATCTTTCGCCGCCTGCGCGGAAAAATAGGCGGCCATTGCTGGGCCAATTACAGCGCTCAGTTTTGTCCATCCCTCCGAGATAAGACTGGCAGATCGAGTACCGGCCTGTTCCACCTTGTGAAAAGATGCCTCAGACTCGGAGGCAAACTGTTTGATCTTGACAGTGCCTTTATCGTCCACATACAGTTCGATGGCTATTCTGGAGTCTTGTGCGCCCATGGCTCTTTAGTCTTCAGTCTTTGGTCTGTGGTAATCTTTAATCTCACGATGGATGGCGGGGATGATCCGGCGCATCAGCCGTCGTTTGTGCATTGGAATTTCAAGGTCGTTTAATGCTGTATTAAGGGCCATGTAATCAAGATCGCCACAGGGGCAGGATCGTTCATAAAGGGCCATGGCCATGCGGGTGTCGAGATCCCAATTGGCAACCGGGCAACTTTCTCCGGTCGCTCCTGCGCCGGTCACTCCTGCGCCGTCCTTGGCGCCCGGGAACCCCTGCAAACCCTGGCCGTCGCAATCCGGCTCAACCCCATCTTCTTTTAAGTTGTTTGCACACTGGCGGCAGTTGATGCCTGGATAGTCCAGGCAAAACCTGACCGCCGTCAGGGCTTTTTTTCGGCCTCTGCCTCCCGTTCGGCGTTGAACCGCTCGACATCGAGACAGACCCGGTTGATCCAGATGGAAAAGGCAGGGGAAAACCGGGTGAGCAGGAGTTTGGCCTGGGCGTCACAGCCTATTTCACCTTGAAAGAGCTTCAACTGTTCCCAGTTGTGCAGCAGCACCAGGCGACGCAGGACAGCAACGGACAGGCCTTGCCAGTCGACCACCACCCACTTGAGGAAAAGATCAAGATATTTTTCAGGGTTCATGGTCTGGCGCTTGATCATGGTGGCCATGTCCCAGGTCGGCTCGGTAGCGGCCTCGACAAATTCAGCCTGGCGACGGCCCAGGGGGCGGACCAGCACTTTGAAGGTCTCGGCTCCAGGATAGGCCACCCAGATGGGAGGCTGTTCTTCGCAGTTGTCGATCATGTCGAGGAAAGTTATTTTTTGTTCCATTGCTATTCCTGGTTTGTCTTTTTATTCCCCCCTCCCTTGAGGGGAGGGGGTTAGGGGGAGGGTGAAAGTGCCAATAAATTTATTCTTGGCAAGTATTCCCCCTCACCCTAGCCCTCTCCCTCAGGGAGAGGGGATTTTGTTTCAGTCTTCAGCCTTCAACCTTCAGCCTTCTCTTTACGCCAGCGGATCTGTGGTTCTCTTGTTGACCACGTCAATCTTCAGCGGGGCTGTCAGGCCGGTCATCCCGGCAGGGGCTGCGGCTGCGCCCAGGAGATTGCATTTCATCGAGAACGGGATCTTGCCGGGGCCGGAGACGGTGGCCTCTGGATCATCGATCTTGATATGCGGCATGGTGACCCGGAATAGATACTTGTTGGTGGCTTCAATGGTTGCCCCGGTAAAGGTGATATCCATCTTCTTGGAGGTGTAGGCCGCCCAGTCGGTGAAGAAGGCATTGTTGGCCGCATTGTAGCGCGGAAACTTCAGGGACAGGGTGGACACCGGAAACCCGTTGTCGGCTGGCTCATCGACTCCATCCTGTCCAGCCACGGCCTCGGAGTCCATGGGACGGCTGAAGGTCAGCTCAAAGCTCGAGGGATAGATCTTGTCGGTATCGGCCAAGGCGATCGCGCTCTGATCATTCATCCGAAAGATCGTATCCTTGTTCATCAGGATGCGGTTTTTGGAGTCCGGAACCGTCACTGAGGCCATGGTCACCAGGGTGTTGACCGCCGAGGCCCGATCGAGCTTGTCGCCGATAATCCCTAAGGATATCTTGAGCGGCTTGTTCATCTCGCCGGAGATCTTGACGCTGATGATTTTGCAGGTGGGGAATTCCCAGATCGCCGATGCCAGCTTCTTCATAGCAATCGTGGCGAACAGTCCGTCAATCTTTGAGGCCAGGGAATAAGAGTTGGAATAGGCGGAAGTGAGCGCAATACGGGTGGGCGCACCGGCAACCCCCAGGAGCAGGGCCAGGGCGGTATCAAACCCCTCGTAGCGCATGAAGCCGTCCAAATTGCCGGTGATGGTCTGCAGACCGGCATCAGCCTCCTTGATCCACGCCTGCCCGGCCGAGTTATCAAGCTCGGCGGCAATCGAGACCTTGATGCCGTCAGACAGGAGCAACAACCCATGCCCGGCCCCGCAGGCCAGCGGCGTATGCCAGGCCGCAGCCTTTCTCAGGGCTGCGACATATTCTCTTCCGGTGATTTCATCAGTCATTGCTGTTTACTCCTTCTTTATGGATCAGAGGCCCCCTCACCCTAGCCCTCTCCCTCAGGGAGAGGGGACGTTGTGGGGAGGCCTCGGTCCTAATTAATTTTCGTCGTACCGGGTGTATCTCATGGTTACCGTGACCATCGTAATGGCCAGGGTTTCAGTAGACAGCAGTTCCGAGGCCCCGATAGACACCGGCAGCGCCGATTCGACCAGGCCACCCAGGTTATTGTTTTTCAACAGGGCCTTGATGTCCTTTGCCACTTCGAGCACCCCTTTCTGACTGTTGTCCCCCATGATCCCGGCCTCGGGCTTGAAAAGCTGGACATAGGCCGCCAGGGTGACGGTCATCTCCAGTTCTTCCTGATCGCTTGCCAGGGTGGTGATGTTCGTATTCCCATCCTTGATGCCGATGGCCGGATACCCGCCGGTTGACCGGATCAGCCGGATGTCCTCGGTGATATAGATATCTCTATTCTTGATCGCGGGCAGGCCCTCCTGCAGGGCGGCCTTGATGGCTGCCAGCAGATCTTTCATTACAGCCCCTTCATACTGTCGCGGGAGAAGAGGCGCTCAGGGGTGACGGCCATACTGCTGTCGGTGGTCGGGACCACCTCGCCGGAACTGTCCTGGCCGAGGCTGATTTTGCCGTCGGCAATCCGCTCCAGGAAGCGGATGGTGTTGTCGTACCGCTTCTGCCAGTGCTCAGGCGGCCCTTGCCGCCTGGCGTACAGGTTATAGATGGCAATATCCACCGCCTGTTTGGCGATGATGGCCGGTACCGGTGACAGCTGCAGGTCGTATCGCGCCCCTAGATAGCCGTCGATCTCGACATCAGCAGTCTCGAGGGCGGCATCGGTGACCGTGGTGTCGATGATGCCGCTGCCGCCGTCATCGGTCAGGTTGATCAGCAGGTCTTCCGGCAACTGCTTTTTCAGGTCATCGAGGGTCGCGTACATAGTCAGTCAATTACGAATTACGAATTTGGAATTACGAATTATCAGCCCCGGACTTGCCGGGCTTGCCCTTGGTTTCTTTGACCATCTCCACCACCAGCATCGGTTCGGCCTGCAGGTAAGCAAGCTGCTCCTCGGTAAACTGATCGTCCTGATATTCTACCTCCGCCATGGAGTGGGCGATTCCGCACCGACGAAAGCCTTCCTGTTTTGCTGTTATTCTGATTGGCACTTTTGCTCTCTCCTTTCGCTTGAATTACGAATTTTGAATTACGAATTACGAATTATAGGAAGAACCGCAGTTCATTCGTAATTCGTAATTCGTAATTTTTAATTGTCCTTACGCTACTGTGCCGTCGCTGCCGTATGACAACTGCCACAGCCCATAACCACCGTTGTATCGCGCCTCGGCCCCGAATTTGAACTTCCGGCGCATGAAGACGTCATCGCTCTCCTGGGTGGTCTGCTGAACAAAGACCGGCTTCTGGCGCTCCTGGAGGATGAACGGTTTGATCGGCATGGTGGTGCAGTGCAGAAGCCAGGCGGTCGTGCTAGTGAGCCGTGGATTGACCAACAGTGTCGCCGTGCCTTCATAGGGATTTGGTGAGTTATCGTTGAGCTTGTCGGTAGTCAGGAGCAGTTTGCCCATGGATTCCAGGGCCGGAGGTACCTCCAGGACGTTAGGAACGATCCCGAGTGGGCGGCCCTCATCATCCTTTAAACTCATAATAGCAACCCGCGCTGCGCCGTAAGACGCATCAGCGGCGGCTAAGGTGGCATTAGAGAGCTTTTTGGTACCCTTATTACTGACGCTGACCGTACCGCCCGCCCCGTCGCCTACCACATGATCGGTGTCATAAAAATACTGTCCGTCGTAACATAAGCTGGTAAAGGAAACATTCTTGATGTCGGCTATGATCTCGTCCGGCAATTGTGCAGCGGAAAAACCAGCAGATTCCGCCTGCGGTCCATAGATACCCAGGTTGTCATCCACGATGTCATTGCGGTCAACCTCGATGGTCGCCTCGAAGTCCTCATTAACAATGGTATATTTGAAGGCTGCCAGGGCCTTGATGACCTTGTCTCCCACCCATTTTCTCATTCGTGGAAACGAGGAGAGCCACGAATAATCATTCTGTTTGCCGGTGGATGGCACCAGCATGGCTGTCTGCTGCCATTGTGAAGGGGTCGCGTCAAAGGACCGGTGGAAAGTGGTCTTGATGTTGGTGAAGACCGCCGCAATTGCTGCTGCGTTTAAAATCATGATGTTTCCTCTCTCATTGAATTAGGTGTTTGTTCAGGTTAAAGGCTGCGAGATATTATCTTTTGATCTTTAGCCTATTTTACTGTACCCAGACGCCGTCCGACTCCACGCAGACAACCGTTGCTGCTGCCGACCGGGTCGAGGTGGCGCTGGTCTTGGCCACAGTCTCGTCATCGAAGATGTAGCAAACCTTGCCCAGATCGGCCTGAACGATCAGGTCGGAGGCATAGTTCTTGTATTTGAATGCTTTTTTGCGGCGGACCAGTACGCTCTTGGCCCCGGCAGCTCCGCTGCTGTTGTCTACATATTCCTCAGCGCGGCCAAGGTAGGTCAGGGTAGTGGCCACCGCGCCGGGGGTGGCATAGCCGGTGGCGCTGGCGGCGACCAGAGCGCCGGCAAAGATCTTGACGCCTGCGGCGACCGGGACGGAGATCAATTCTCCGTCTTTCATAGGGGTGTTTCTATCGGCTGTAAGTGCCATATTCGCTCTCTCCTTTCGCTTGAATTACGAATTTGGAATTACGAATTATGAATTAAAGGAAAGGCCCTCGTAATTCGTAATTCGTAATTCGTAATTAAATACCTTGGTATTTCTTTATATCTTCTACCGTATTCCCGAACATTGCGGCTATCTGCGCCTCTTCAGCATTTAAGGCCTTGCCTTGTCCTTCCGGTTCCTTGCCGTCCAGGCCTGAGGGAGCGGCGATGGCCGGGGTAGCGGCAACGTAGGCCTTAAAGCGATCCAGGCCGCCTTCCTGCTGACACTGGGCCTTGTGGTAGTCCACGGTTGCCGGGATGATCTTTCCTGCAGTGAGCGCCAGGGCAATCTCGCTGTTGATGGCAGTCTCCAGAGCGGACTTCTTCTGATCGGCCAGCACGGTCTCGGCATTGGTCGCCCTGGCGAGTACGGCGTCATAGTCGCCGCGCGGCACGAACTTGGCCAGGTCGGTGGATGCCGCCATGGAGTTGTTGGCGCTGGCCAGATCGGACTTCATCTTCTGGATAGCATTCAACGCCTCGGTCTCGGTTGCGGTTTCAGGCAAGCCCATGGCCGCCAGCAATGCTTTTAAATTCATACTGTTCTCCTTGGGGTCTTGCCCCTGTGGGGATGATTCCCCTTGTTGTTGGTTGAGAGCCTGTAGGGTGAGGTTCGGGCGGTTGGTCAACCCCACCGATGTCAACCCGGCAATCTCCCCACTTTCCTTAACGTACAAAATGACCGGGCTCAGGTAGCGGTACTGCTTGCTGCCAACCAGGTCCTTACCACTTGCGTTCCATTCCACCTTTCCCCAGATAGTTCCCTGCCTGTTTTCCAGCGCCTTGATCCATCCGGAAGCCGGAGCCGGTTCCCCTTTGGGGGCCTTCAGCTCGGTGGCATGTTCGAGATCAATGGGCAGATCCACGCCGGAATTCAGAAACCGGGCGATGATGGCCGCAGGATCTGAGTTTTCCCAGTAGCGACCGTCCCTGCCCTGGACCCGTCCTGCCGGGATCAGCTCCACCCAGTCGGGAAGTTGAGGGTTACCTCCATCCTTCCCGGGTTGGTCCCCCATGAAAGATATTTGGGAACCATTTAAGGCTGTTTGACTGTCGTTTTCCTGCCTGTTCATTTTCTCTCCTTGGCCCGTAGCCAAAACACCGTTTAAACCATCTTTAGATTTTCCAGCGTTAAACGCGCCCCTGTTCTTTCGTATGTCGGGAAGCATTGTCCGAAATTGTCAAATTTGGGCATTTAAACCGTTTTTTTTAGGGGCTGTTCCAAATAGCCCATCTTTTTCGGGCTGTTTGGATTACAGCCCCTTATGCCTCGTTCAAGAAACAGCCGGTCTGTTCTGGCTGTTTCTTACGTGGCGTCTGCCAGATTCGCCTCAATCTTTTGCCAGATGCCCCTTGAGGATCTCCAGAATCATGGCCCGATCCTTTTCCGCCAGCTCCATTCCCGTCCCTTTGTTCAGGGCCAGATAGGGCCTGGACGGAATATTCACTCGCATCCCCTTATAGCCCTTCGGCACCCCGAACTGATGAGCAGCGGCGTAGGGGATAGATCCGTTGCTGCCGATGGTG